TTATTCCATATACAAAACCACTTCTCCACGTTGTAGAGATTGTTGTATATCAATAATCCGCTGGTTACTACTTCCTCTAAAAGCTAAGCCTGGATCTCTTAGAGCATCCACAAATTTCCCATCTACTAAAATATGGCATCTTTCTAATAAGGCTCGTTTATTAGGACACGCTATGAGTTCTTCATAAGTATAACCCGAGTAGACCCAAATTGGTTTCTGCGGTGCTACTGTTAGCACTCTATCAACAAGAGGTAGTAATCCATCTACATTTTGAAAAGGCTCTCCTCCTAATAAGGTTAATCCACTGCAAGCAGGAGCACTTACATAGGAAAGTAATTTTTCAGTATCCGATTCTGTCCACTCTTTGCCAGCAGAAAAGTCTTGATATTCTTCATTAAAGCAATTATAGCAACCATGAGTGCAACCAGTAACAAATAAGGATGTACGAATGCCCTCACCATTAGCAATATCATATTGTCTAAGCTGTCCATATCGCATAGTACATCCTTCTTTCATAATAGCATTAAATGTGCATCACACGATCTTTAATTTCTTTTGTACGACCTTCGTTCCAGAAGTTTTCCCCTAAGTAACCGCAGGTTCTACGAATCACCGTCAAAGTATCACGATTCGTATTGTGGCATCGTGGGCATTCCCATTGCACGTCATCATTCACAATAATCTCACCGTCAAAGCCACATTCATGGCAATAGTCAGATTTTGTATTAAACTCTGCATAGGAAATCGTATTATAAATATACTGCATCATCGTCAATAGGGCAGGAATATTCTTGTTCATATTAGGGATTTCCGCATAGGAAATGCAACCACCTGTGGAGAGACGTTGGAACTCTGATTCAAAAGCAAATTTATCAAATACATTGATTTCTTCACGTACATTCACATGATAACTATTCGTGTAATATCCTTTATCAGTAATATCCGGAATCTCACCAAAGCGAGCTCTATCAATGGAAGAGAAGCGATTAGTTAAACTTTCAGCTGGCGTGCCATATAAAGCAAATCCGATGTTGTGTTTGCTGCGCCATGTTTCCGTAGCATTGTGCAAACGTTCCATCACTTTTCTAGCAAAACGATGACCCTCATCCGACGTATTTGATGTACCTACAATGAGCTTTGTCGCTTCATATAAGCCAATATACCCCAAAGAAATCGTCGCATATCCACCTTCTAATAAAGGTCGAATAGGAGCTCCTTTAGGAAGACGCGCAATGGCACCATATTGCCAGTGGATAGGAGATACATCACTGGTTACATCTTTCAATAGTTCATAACGGAACAACAATGCTTTTTCAGCTAAGCCCAAGCGCTTTTCTAATATATCAAAGAAAGTATCTTCCTTACCTTGCGCCAAAATACCAATTTGAGGCAAGTTGAGGCTCACCACGCCTATATTAAAACGACCATTGAATACATATTCTCCTCTGTCATTTTTCCAAGGGGATAAGAAGGAACGGCATCCCATAGGGGCAAATACATTGCCTTCGTAAATTTCTTTCATTTTTTTCGCAGAAATATAGTCCGGATACATCCGTTTAGCTGTACATTGCGCAGCTAACTCAGTTAAATAATAGTATTCACTATGAGGATGAACATTATGCTCATCCAATACATAAATCAGCTTAGGGAAGGCCGGTGTAATATATACATCTGCCTCATTTTTAATACCTTGTATGCGTTGCTTTAAAATTTCTTCATCAATTAACGCTGCCTCTTTTGCTAACTCACTAGATGGATCAAAATGCATGAACAATGTCACAAAAGGAGCTTGTCCATTAGTCGTCATCAATGTATTAATTTGATATTGGATAGTTTGAATCCCATCTTTCACTTCTTTTTTCGTCCGTTGCCAAGCAATTTCTTCTGCTTTTGCTACATCAGGAGACATACCATACACTTCGACCTGCTCTTGCAAGGTCAACTCTAAATATTTATCATAAGATTTTCGTACATAAGGCGCCAAAATGCGGTCGATCCCATTAATACTTTGACCACCATATTGACCAGAAGCAACCTGCGCAATAATTTGTGTCGTCACCGTACATGCTACTTGGAATGACTTCGGTGTATCAATGCGTTTACCATTAATAACTGTTCCATTGGTTAGCATATCTTCTAAATTCACTAAACAGCAATTGAACATAGGCTGGATGATATAATCCATATCATGAAAATGAATGGCCCCGCTATCATGCGCTTGTACAATATCTGTAGGAATTAACTTTCTGCGAGCAATATCTTTACTTACTTCTCCAGCGATTAAATCACGTTGTGTAGATACAATAGAAGCATCTTTATTGGAATTTTCATCAAGAACTGCCACATTTGATTTATTCAATAAACCAAATACATCTTTATCCGTTGTATTTTCTACACGTTTGAAAGCTTGTACTGCTTTATAATTTTCATAGGCCCGTGCTGTTGCAGGATTATTATTCTCTAGGAGTTTATAGTACACTTGATCTTCGATAGCATAGATAGTAATATTGCGCCCCATTTTTTCTGCATAGGATTCAATTTCATCAGAAATTTTTAAAGCCAATCCAGGTGTATATACTCCTGTACTACTATGCATAGCCTTTTCGATAGCCACAATAATTTTTTCTTTATCGAAATCAGCAATCGTACCATCTCTTTTTATCACGTGTATCATAATATAGCCTCCTATTTACTCGCTGTACCGTTCAAATAATCACAACGGAGCAGTATCGATTTAGTATGAATCATACATACAATGTATAAACAAAGATATACATACTATGTAGATGTTGATCAATATTTGGACATATAAAAAGAGCACTCTATGCTCCTATCCAACTTCTGTCTACACATGTAGATAATTCTTACTTAACCTGTAGTGCCTAGGCATTTTATAAGTTCCAAAAAATATCTTGATTCTTCGGAGCACCTATGTAAAGTGTCTTAAATCTACATTTATAACGTAAGATTACCACTATCGGTTACCCTTATGGGATTCATTATGTTCAGTTTACTATATATTGTAGTTCATTTCAATAAAAACCACTATATCATGTATATCAATTAGGTATAGGACATATTACATCACCTTTGCAATAAAGTGTTAAAATCCACCAATATAACGCATTGGCCATTCTTTACACTTTTGATTTTTAATCAACAACACCCAACAACGCACAACTGCTTTTTGCCGTTTTTCTGCCGTCACTAGATCCAACAACAACTGTTTTCTTGCTTATATTATAGCACAAAAAGCCTATCAACCTTATGCTGATAGGCTCTATATTGTATCTGATTCACGAATGTTGTATAATAGCATTGTAATAGCTATTAACAAAATAGGTGAATAATTGATTTTATTGTATTAATGATAGATTCCATGTGCTGTAACACAAGGTCTACTACCTTTAATAGTTTGAGGAATTTTATCAAGGTTTCACCCCCTTTCAAAAAGAGGACATCTAGTAAGTGCTGATAACACTTTGGATGTCCTCTTTTTGTTATTCAATTGTGGTTATAATTTTTTGATTTCTTCTTGAATATTCGCAACGATTGCCCCTGCACTCTGTTGGATCACATTAATGTACACTCGGTTTCGTAACTTCACCCACCATGATTTGGTAGTTTTGATTTCGTCCTCTAATGGCTGTGTTACTCGCTCCAATTCATGAGCCACCCATTCCTCAATGGCCTTTGTATCCATACCTTTCAATGCCAATTCCGCATGTGCTTTTGCTAATTCTACGCCTTTATCAAAGATTGTTTTATCGATTCTCATATGTGTACCTCCTATTGGTCATCCCAGTCTGCTCTGTAATCTCTAACATCAACATGGACAAATCCTTGGTCATAGTATCGACCTACACCCATTGCACCACATTCAATGGCAATATCTGCCAATTCATCTACGCCCATGCCGTCCACATAAATATCGCTAGCAGTTCCCAACGTATGCTGAGAGTTTGGCACTCCCCCTACATCTGCATTATGTTCAGGGCAACGATAGCCACTAGTGATATGTACTGGTTGTCCTACTGTTTCTCGGATATTGTCTAATACATCAACCAATCGCTTGTCGATAACATGATCTAATACGTTGTGGCCATCCACCACGTTATGCCTATCACAATTACAAGCGAACTCGTAATCATCAAAATACTTGCCTACTTTCATTTGTAAAACCCTCCTTTTGCTACTGCACCACCGATATAGCCAATCAATCCGCTAGCAATATTAGTGGCCAATTCGTTCATGCGGAAATAAATTGCCATAAATAATGCAACAGTTAGCCCTGTCGCTACTACCATGTCAGTATTTCTACTCACTACATCTGCACCCCCTATCGTTGATTTCGGTAATCCGTTTGTGTGCAGATTTTACCGATTCTTTAATACTTGCCTGCTCCTTTGACAAGTCAAGCAATCGTTCCTGCGTCTCTTTCAACGTTTCTTTCAATTCTCCGATTGATTCAGTCAGATGTTGCATAGCCAATGTGTTCATCTTAACAGTATGCTCTGCGTTGTGAGTTTGCACCTCAAGCCGTGATTGCAACTCATCTTGCTTGAGCAAGAAATCATTTTTGACCTTTTGTAACTCCATCTCACGTTCGGTCGATACTTTGCTGTCATACAACCACACGACCATCTTAGCAATGGCGAATATGCCACTGATAAGTGTCACAATCTCCAATATGCTATAATTCATGCCTTATCCTTTCTTGACGGTTTGAATTTGTAATATCCCATCATTGTTATTAAATTCAGCTTTAGGCGGATTGTCATCCGTTATCCATGAGCAAGTACCTAGTCGTAATAATCTAGTAGGAAACTTTCCTCTTGCCTCGCTACCCATCCCATCGAAATGTATACGCATCAAGCGTTGATTGTCTTTATCACCGAACATGACGGTTGCAATTGGTATACCATTATCGTTTACAAGCATTCCATACGTAGATTTAACAGGCGTAAACCCCTCTGGAATTATATAGTTTGATTGATAGCCACCGTTACCATTTGGCTTTTGTATTTGCAACCACGTTCCACCTTTCCCATCAACGGTAGATTCACGTTTTGGTAGTTTATTGAAGTTAGCGTCTGTAGGTGGTGTAATTGAGATCGTCGCCCAACTGTCACCATCTGCACCAGCAACCACTAAATTACCTATTCGTGTTAATTGAAAGTAGCTGTTACCATTGAGCCATGACGCTCCTTTTGGCGTTTTATATACATACTTCTTTTCAATTGTTTGTACTTGCGTTTCATTCTGCTTTGTTTCAAGGGTTAAGACCCTAGATTTTAGTGACTTAATATCTGCCCCTACTGCTTTGGCTAATTCCTTAATTTTGCCGACTAAACTCATATTAGTCTCCTAACCGTTTACCGCTGTAGTATATTCAGCGACTAAATCCACATCGCCCAATCCTAACGCTCCTAATACGTTGCCTTGCTGTTGTTCAGACAAGCTTTGTTGCTCATCAAAACGTAATCTGTTATTGATGGATGTTGCCATTGCAGACGCACCCGTTTTGTCTGTTTCGATGTAGTCAGCAATCTCTTTCAATGTGTCGAATGTAGCAGGAGCACCGCCCACTACTTTGGCGATTTCTTCACTTACTTTATTTGTAATCACGGATTCATCAACCGTACCGCCTGTGCCACTTGTTTCCAACGTTGATACACGGCCTTTCAAAGCCTTAATGTCCTTACCAATCTCTTTCACTACCAATGTAATGCGTTCTACTATATTCATCTTAATTACCTCGTTCTAGAATATAAATCATTAAGAAATCTCTATCCTCTAATGCAGGTTTGCACATAGATCCAGTTTCCCCATCGTTCTCGTTAATCAATTCCAACTCATCATCACGTGGATTGACTACCACCCTATAAGGCTTGTTGTATCGTATCGTTACCTTGTTCATCGCAGCATGCCCCCTATGACGTAGGCACGACCAAAAGCAATGCCATTAGTTTGGCCGTCGACCTCTTGCACGATGTCGTAATACAGTACTGCACCATGTGATGGTATACGCCCTACTGCTTTCATTTGCTCTGCGGTTAACGTCAACACTGCCATATCTCCAGTAATAGATAACGTAGCTGTCAATACTGGTGTTCTATCGTCAACATGTCGCTTAAATACTGCCGTGAATGTACCACCCTCTAACTTGACCGTGCTTGTGCCATCATCTAATGTTAATTCAACGACATTATCAATGCCTGTATAGAGTTCTATGTTCGCTCTTACTAATCCGCCGTACATCCATTACCTCTTTCTTTGCAAGATAAAAGGTCGACTACTTGAGCCGACCTCTATCATCAATTCTTATTGTTCTTCTTCGACTTGTTTGGCAATCCATTCAGCTACTGCCTCTACATAAGCCACTGGAATTACTTTTTGACCCTCTTTGCGGTCTTTCTTTGTTAATGCGTATTTTCCTGCGGATACCAAATAACCATAAACTGGAATCATAAATTCTTGTACTTTCATTGTAATCTTTCCTTTCACATAATCATAAATCGCTCTACCATTATTCATGTTTGCCCTCGCTTTCTTCCTCGCTCGGAGGAACTACGCTTGCTAACAGCTCATATAATCCTGCCACACTTTCCGCTAAATCCTCTACAGACGGTGGCAGGGGAGTATCTCCTTGTTCTTCCTGCGGATGCTCTTCTGTAGGTTTTTCTTTTGGCTCTTGCTTGACGATTGCACCATCTACTAGCCGTATTTCCCATGGGTTGTATACTTCCGTGCTTTCAAATGATGTATAACCATCGATTGGTTCTATTGGAGATTGGGCTGTGATAACGCAAGTGCCTGTGCTGTCGAATATATAATGCATGGTTTACCATCCTTTTGTCGCAATACACATAACATTTAAAAACCCTTCCCTAAACTGCCCCCAACTATATTTTTCATAAACCTCAAAGGCAAAAATTTTCCTACTTTTAGTTATGCCACATTTAATTACTGTTATATCTGTTTTACTATCATGGTGTTTTTGCCATCCAATTCTTTTTGTATCGTGCTGTGAACCAACCATCCATATTTCATCTTGTTTTGGCGCCTCCGGGTCGTTTACATGTCTTCCGCTTTCCCAATAAGGTCTATCACTCTCTATAACTACTTCCCATTTATCTATATTTAACACAATATATCTACATTCTTCAAAACTAAAGCCTTCTGGTACTGGTAATGGAGCTTTATTTCGCAAATTATATGTTTCAACCTTTAAAGCCGTAATTTCAAATCCTGATTTCCTAAACGATTGAGCGTCTATCGTTGCCCCTTTGATTACACCCTCGCTTGATACACTAAATGTGCCACTGGAGTTTTGTATCGTTGTACCAATGATCGTGCTACCTGTAATTGTGCCACCTGTCAATGTGCCTACATTGGCAGTGATAGAACTCAGCGAATCTACCTTGATTTTATCTGCGGTTACCGCACTGGCCTGTAACATCTTGCTTGTAATGATGTCATCATCAAACTTCGCTTTACCTGTTACATGAAGCAATTTGCCATCGATTCGTGTGCCTTCGGGTGATAAGTTGATACGAGATACAATCTCTTGACCAGTTAATGCTTTGTTCGCATTGGCAACCTTTAAATCAATAGAATTGGCAACTTGCGTAATTTGTGAATTCACACCTTGCAACCCATTAGCCACCTTAGAATCAATACTGCCCTCAAGCTGTGTAATCCTTGTAGATATGTTCTTGTTCGCATTACTTACTCGACTATCGATTGCACTATCTAGCTGTGTAATTCTCGTAGATAATCCACTCGTTGCATTATTCACTTTACTGTCAATAGAATTTGATAATTGAGTGACTTGAGTATTCGTATACGCCTTACTATCTGCAATAGCTTTAGTGATTGCCCCATCTGTTTGTGTTAAATGGGTTTCAATACCTTTAATCTTATTCGTTACCGATGTGTTGACGGTATCGCTTAATTGGCTAATTTGTGTCGATACGCCACTTCGTACATCTTCTACCTTTTGATTAATCAAACTTTCTAACTGAACGACCTTACTTGAGATTTCACCTGTTTTGCTAGTGATAGCAGTCGTTATCTTATTGTCGATTTTAGACAAATCTGCAATCGCTTGGTTCACTCGTTGGTGCGTTTGTGTCGCCCACCTTGATGTAGTGTTGTAATTCGCCTCTAATGAACTGATTTTCTTACCCTGTTCAGTAAATTTACCATCAAACCCATCAATACGACTTCGCACTGCGTCAATTTCTCTAGCCTTAGCCTCTACAGCTTTAATGGCATCGTTTTGCCCTTTTAACAATTCGGGCGGTATTTCAGCCTTGACTGTGGCCAATTGTTCGCCACTTGTATCACCCTCGCCAAAGATGTCTACATAAGCGACTTTTACCTTATGCACACCTGCATCTATTGGAATGAATATAGTGTTCGATGTTGATTGATACCTCTGAGCGTTTACATAAATATTGGCATGATGTGACCCACTCGGAATAGGAGAGTATGTAACGACTAACCCATTCATCGTAGTTTTAATTGTTACATCTGTAGGTGTTATTGGTTTAGGAACGTTATATTCCAACATAGCTGGAGCGGAGTAGCCTTTTACTGGATTATGAGCATACAAATATACCGTACCTTGTCTATTCTGTAACAAGCTAGAGGCAGTTGTATTGCTACTCTTTGCTAATAATCCATCGTCATTACCTACTGCGGTATTCAATCTAACTTCGTAGAAATCAACATCTGCATTGGTTACTTCTCGCCAATTATAAATCGCTTGTTCAGCAAATCGAATAGTGAACCCCTCGGGTGTATTCGGCTTATCGCTTTTCAATGCAATCTGTAACGACTTGACGATACCCTCGGAATAGTTCCCATTGATATCCTTAACCTGTAATTTCACATCATATGTTTTGCCTACTTCACATTGGCTTATCACGATTTGACCACTACCATCTCCGCCATAAATCCATTCGCTAATACCCTGTTCACGATACCATGCCACCACCGTGGATAAGGTTTTGAGGTTAGGCGGTGTAAACTTGGCCACCAAATCATACGCAATCGCTTTCCCACCTAATTGGCGGTATTTATTCGACAAAGTAAACTCGCTAACCTCAGGAATAAAATACTCTTGAATGGTGTATTCGTATTGTTTAACTCTTGAGATGTCCTCTTGTTGGCCACCTAGATTATTGAGTGATGTAAACTTTGCATAAATTTTCTTACCTACATCTTGCTTACGGTATGTAATACGCATAAAAGCCTCGTCAAGACGGCTTAGCTTATCCCCTGCACTATGACTGCCTATAGGCGTATTGAACTGCCCTCTAACAAGGTTATTCAGCGTTACAGTACCATCTGTATTGAGTGTAGCCGTTTCATAGGATAAGCACTCACCATTGATATAGCAAACCGTGTTACCTCTCTCTGCGTCAATATGTGTACCACTTTTGAGCGTACCATTGACCATACGGATAATACACGAATTACCATCACTTGCTAATGGACTTACTAACTTACCTATACGTGCCGTTGTGTTTAGCATTCCCATAGATTGGAAGTTCGCTGTCGGATCATCGCTCATCCACACTTCACACCCACCCCATTCTTGTGGCGTAGATACTCCTACCCATAATTCTTGCCCCTGTCCTACAACGTCAGCAGGTGGTTGAATGAATGTGGCGTCCAATATTGACTGAGCAGGCTTATTGTAATCTACGAATGGTCTTTCATTCTCATGCACATCATACTTAGTAGGTGCATACATGCCTGGTGGCTTACCAATCGCCGTGATTTGTAATTCGCCGTCTTGTGCCTCTTGTACATCAGTAATTACCACGATTTGCTTATGCAATCCGCATGTGCTTTCCGTCAATGTCACTAAGTCGCCTGGTTCCAGTCTGCAAAATGCCCAATCCAATTTGAAAGAATACTGATTGCGTTCATATAGTCGTTTCATGGCTAACTGTTCCGCTAAATACATTGCTCTTGCTTTGGTATAGATGTAATGAGCGGAATAACTCGGAGCAGGTTTCATTCCGTTTCGTTGCACGTCTGCCAACACCTCGAATGTGACCGCCTCTTTCTCATAAGAATTAGCACGGTTAATGAACTCAACTGTTGCCGTGTTATAGCTTTCACTATTCGATTTGCGTTTGTACTCAACTAGTCGCCCATCACTACCGCTTAGGAAGTCATCTTCGGTTAGATCATATTGAATTTGTGAATATGGATTCCACGACTTTATCGGTTTGTCTGCCAACGGTACAATCTTGAGCCTGTCATTGGACCAAAATAGGTAGCAATTACAGATGTCGGCAATATCCGATACGATTTGCTGTGCTTTCTGCGTCTTAGTTTCGGGCGGTGAACTAATCAGAATGTCCGCTTGACTACAATAGTTTCTAAAATTGTCAATCCCATCTATCGCCGTTTCTTCAATCCCTACAGATTTAAGCACATGAACGATATAATCAGCAGGATTGACATCGACCCCATCACCTGTTTCTAATAGCTGTCCTTGTATCTCAAAATTGAATGTAGGCAAGCTAGCTCGTTCACCCATGTCAACCACTCCCGCCATGTAACATAAGCCACTATACGGCAATGCCCTATCGGGGTGTTTACTCACTGCATACGGCCATGGTGCTTGCCCTACTTCGCCCAAATAAGCTGTTAAGCCTATTTTATCGTTCGGATACTGGTATGTTTCCTTATCAATCCATACCTTGCCAATCCGTTTTATCGGACCCTCACACAATCCAATTGCTACTGCCACGGTATAGGTATAAGAAATGCTTGTCGCTCGTTTCTTACCACCTTTACCCACACGTTGTGATGTTCGGTGTTCATGAGCCGTAAAATCTTCCCATTGGATAATATTGCCACTTAGTCGTGTAGTTCCTAATACCACTGGAACGACTTCGCCATAACTCGCACTATTAATTTGAAAGTCTGAAATTCTATCCGCTCTTGTGGTAATTCCACCACCACGACCAAATAAACCGCCCATTATTCCTGCTCCTTAAATCTATAAACCTTGCGTATACGGCTATTGCCTTTGCTATCGTAGAATATAACGTCATCGCAATTAGATATAATCACACCCATATCCACATATGCGTGTATTACTTGGTTATCGCCAATATAGATGGCACCATGACTAATGCAACGCCCATATTGGTAAAGGATGAAATCGCCTACTTGTAAATCGTCAATATCGACCTCGTAGGCGACTAGTTCCATGTACTTCAAGAACTTATCTTCCGAACGGTGTAAATGCCATTCGTTAGAATAATGCTCTATTCGCATATCTCCCTCGCCTATTAGGTTTGCATCAATCAGTACGCCTAACATCAGATGAGCACAATCCACTCCGTATTTCTTGGCCATACAATTGTCTACGTGTGGGGTACCCAACCACGTCAAAGCCTCTTTTGCTATTAACTCACCATTTGTCATCGTACTGTCTCCTTTAACGGAACATAAGGCGTTGCCCTATTTCTACTGAAATTATTAAACTTGGCTTTGCACGTGGCAGGTGTTTTATCGCAACCAGGGTAGATGTACGCCTCGTCCCCTACACTTGGTTGAGCCTCTGATGGAGTTATAAAATAAATTCTCGATCCATCGTCTTTCATCACTTGCGTTGTTTGACCTACCAATGCACCGCTTACCCATTCGATTCCACCAGCTGTATAGAATCCATTGTCATGGTTAATATTAATAACAACCGTGTTATGGTCTGGCACTTGTGTTACTACTACTCGTTTTCTGAAATCACGAATATTTACGCCACATTCTTTGTCATACAACGTGTATGGGCATTGAGGATAATACCTGCGGTTTGGCCACTCTGTGTTGAGCTTTTGCACTACAGATTTGACCTCTAGTTGTAGGGTTAATCCTCCGCCACTCTTTACCTCGGCTTGCCCTTGGAATAAATTCAAGCCACCAATGACCGTGCCACCATCTCCAAAGAATACACGAATCAAGCGAACTGTAGCACCATCAAAACCACCATTGTGTGCTACTGTCATGATAGGTACTCCGCCAATCGTGTCATTAGGTGCTGAGTGGATAGTCAATGTCAATTTGTCTACACTCACTTTGGAACTCGTCTTGATTTGAGTTCTTGTAATGATTGGCCCATCAACTCGGTACACCTTACCACCGTAGGCAACGTCTTTATCAGTGTCTGCATAGTAGTAAGATACGCCACTCTTCAAGCGAATATCATACAGATCACATGACATGAATTGCTTTGTATTGTTCAAATGCGTTTCTAATACATTACTTACATCTTTCATCGTACCGTCACCAATTTCATTTCTTTTGACTTCATAATATTCTTATACACCAGTTCAGCGGTAAAAGAATCTCCTGATAACCGAACTTTCCAATAATACGTATAGTCCGCCGTTATCGTTGCATCCTGCGGTATCTCATCGCCTACACGCAAACGAATTTTGCCATTATCGACTTCGCACGGTCTTTCTTGGCCATTGACGTATAACTTTACATCGGTAATGTGGTTAATTGGTTCTAAATAATCCCCCCATCGGCGTAGTGCTTGCCATTCTCTAGTCGCTCCAGTTCCTAACTTGATACCCTTTTCGTGGTTATCCTCAGGATCCAACCATAAGAATGGCTCGAACCCACCTTTGACGGTGGCAAAGAATCCCATCACCTGCTTATACTGTTCATCCGTTAAGTGAGCAAAGGATGTGTTGATTGTCCATTGCGGTAACTGCCATGTGGTCATAGTTCTTGCCTTACCACTACCTGCTGTTTTTGTAACCGTATTCCATTTTTGCATTTTCGTTGACTTCCAAGCCAATGATGTAATTTGTGGGAATATCTTCAACTTCTCCATCACCATACCCCTACTTCTGTACCGAATTCACGTTCAGTATTCGCCGTGAATTGACGTAATACCTTACCGCCTGTATGTTCTAACCAACTACCGAATGAGTGAGCGTCAATAGCACTCACATTCAATGTAATGTTGCTACCTCCACCATTCTCACGAATGCCCTCGCCTAATCGACTAAATACCGTATCAGATAATGGCAATACAGCCTCGGGATAATTACCTTCGCCAATCTCTGCAAATGTACGACCATATGCAAGCCCACCTGTGGCCATCTTCATTTTAGGTTGCACCATTCCACCGCTAACATCTAATCGACCACTAAAGATACTGCCACCACCGAATGAACTCATGCTCGCCATTCCTGCCGATGCCGTTGTGTAAGCTGTCATCCCTGCGGTTGCACTAGCACCGAATGTGGCCATCGACATTTGTTGTGCTAACTGCGACCATACTGGTATTTGAGATTGAGCGGATGCAATACTTGCGGTTGCCTGCTGTGCTTGTAACGATCTACCTAATACCATTTGTTTAACTTGTGCAGTCGCCCATTGTGCTACGTAATCCATAATTGATTTAAGCAACTCTTTTCCCAAATTTTGCAAGGCTTGAGTTAACGTCATCGTGCCTTGCAATAATCCGCTAATGCTATCTTTCAATGTGCCAACACCTGCCATGAGTGAATTATTCACCAATTCATCAAGGGAGAAATATGATTCTTTCACCGCCTCAATATATTGGTTCATCAGTTCTTTCTTCATCTCATATGCATTTTGTTGTGCCACATATTCATCAGTGAGTGCGGTTTGTAATGCCTCAAAGTTTTGCGTACGCAAAGCCTCTTGAATCGCAAACTCTGTTTCTGCACCAGTCCTTGCAATTTCAGCACGTTTTTTGTTAAATAACTCCAGCTGTGCCAACTCTTCTTGACGTTTGCGTTCAGAATACGTAATTCGTCCATCTTCGGACAATTCATAAGCGATATTTTGTTCTTTCAACGAATCAAGCCATACTTTCTTGTCTCTATCCGTCTTTTCAGCAAAATCATCACTCATTTTTTGGTGTCTATTGGCAATCTCACGCATTGCCTCTGCGTGTTCTTGGTTCAATTTCTCAAACGGTGAAACGGATCCAGTAGAATCAGTGTTAGCAACCTTAATATTGAAAGCTACATCCATATCTCGAACTTCTTTTTGAATTTCTCTAATACGCTTAGCCTCTTCATATACTGCTTGCTCCCGCTTTTTCGCATACATCTGATTGAGCATGTTCAAATCTTCGTTGTAATGCACATTATTTTCTTTAGATTTATCGAGCTCTTCTAACTCTTTTATACGCCACGCCTCAACTTCATCAACTTTAGTGCCAAACATTTGGCGGTATGCGTCCTCCATCTGTTCATGAGCTCGTTTGGCTTCTTCAAGAGCTCTTTCTAGCTCTTTACTCTCATCCTTACCTTTGCCATGGCCACCACCATGACCTTTCTTTTGTTTTTTTGTATCAGTATCAGTTTCTGTATTAGTATCTGTATCAGTAGTGCCACCACCAGTGAATGCACTAGCCATATTACCAAATACTTCTTTCGTCTTATTCGCAAATCCCTCGGCATCGTCAGCAGATATTTCGCTAATCTCTCCAAATTTTCCAATATCTACATTGAGTACTTTGCTAATGACTCCACTAACACTATTGAATGCACTAGTTAGCTTGTTGATAAAGCGAATAATCTGATTAATCGCCCATGTGACCGTATGCACAATGCTATTCCATATGCTACTCATGGTTGCCCCTAATCCCTCAGTCGCTATCTTTGGACCAATAAAAGCAGCCGCTAATGCTGCCAATAAAGCTACAAGGATTGGGATAGGATTCATACGCATTACTGCATTAAGAATACCTTGTGCCCCTGCCGTTGCTAATGTAGAGCTTCTAACCGCTACCATTAAGCCTTTCATGAACTGCATAGGCTTTACTACCGCCATAATGGCAAAACCTGTCGCAAACATGATGACTTTCAAAGCCATAATCGTGCCATTGTATGCCATTGTAGCTAATTGGCAGGTTTTCGTTACAGCAGTCATAGCCATCATTGCTACCTTTTGCACCGTCAATCCACTAGCAAATGCCATTGAGGCTATTCGTACCCCAACAAAATACCCTGCTAATCCAATCAACAATACGCCAAACGTCCTAATTGCTACTGATGGAGCTACAAATATGCCATTTAAAACAGTGCCAACCATTTTAATATGAGCCACTGTGCCACTAATTACCGCCTTAATGCCTGCAAATGCTACTTTGACTAATGCAATCGCTCCTGTTGCAACAACTGCCATTCCTTGTATTGCAACACCTATACCATCTATAGCTGTTTTAAAATCTTCACTAGCCGTCATTGACGATAACTCTTCCATGACAGGTTGAAAAGCTTGGAACATCGCATTGGATAGTTGTTGCCCCACTTCTTGGAATGTCATTGGCATTTCATTGAACTTGGCTTGTGTTTCATCTGCACTATTAAATAATGCATTCTTAATGACCTCAGCAGTAATTGCACCCTCTGAACCTAACTCCTTCAACTGTCCGATAGGCACACCCATTTCTTGTGAGATAGCTTGAGCCAACATTGGTGCGTTTTCCATAATGGAATTAAACTCATCGCCTTGTAATCGACCTGCTGCCATTGCTTGCGTTAGCTGTGTCATTGCTGAACTTACTTCATTAACATTCGCACCCGATAATTTGAACTGCATATTCAACTGTTCAACAAACCGAATCGCCTCATCATTCGATGTAAAACTATCTTTCGCTAACATATTCAACTTGGCCACGCTATCAAGCATGTCAGTGTATGAACCTCTTGTTCTTTCGGAGGCTTGATATACTTTGTCCATAATGCTAGCCGTAGACTGTGAGCCGTCATTGATTAAATTAATACGTGCCTTGATGGCTGCGAACTTATCACTAACAGCAGTGGCTTTTGCTCCTACCTCTAGCACCTCTTGGCCAACCAGTGCAACACCTGCGACCATGCCTGCCATTGGCAACGCACTAAAGGCTTTTGAGACTATCGACCCCATGCGTTTTCCTAGTACGCTTTCAGCTTTATTGCCTACTTCTTGAATAGCTTGTTGTGCACCATCACTATTGCCACCAATTATGACTTTTATTTCCTCACGCATTAAATCTCACCTCCTGCGGTTGTCCATTCTTCAATGAATCGCTGTTCTTCTCGTTTCCTGTCTATTCTAGTTACTGGATGGAACGTTTCCACCACATCTTGAACCTTGATGTGCTTACCTTTTGCAATCTGCACGTTAGTAATCATGCACGCATAGTAGGCGTCTTTTACATCTTGCGTCTTAGTCGCCATCTTATGTGCCTCGACCAGATCCACGAAATCAAAGGGAACTAGTTCGTCTAGTTCCCTCGGTGTCATTCGTAAATATCCGTAACAAATTGGCTTGACTCGTTCTATCCATTCAAATATAGATAGGGGAGCAACATCTCTCCCCTCTAGTTTTTTGATTCGGCTTCTGCCTCTTCCTCAGCGATTTTCTTTTCTACCGTAGGCGTTACCTCATTGGGGAATGCACTGTAGTAGGCCTTTTTCCCAAACACGCCACTCGCAAGCAATACTTTTACAGCCGTTTGAATAAAGTCGGTTAACTCATATTCTTCTGAATCAATCAACTCTTGAATCTTTTCTTCGTAAAAGTCTTGTGTACGTCTACCATTATCGATGTGTTGCATACCAATGATATACACATGGATCATATCGAATAGAGATAGATTGCCTGTTGACATCATACTCATGATAGGCTTACCAATCGCCGTTTCTAACTCTGCCAATCGCTTAACGTTGAAATAGATTGTTTCGTTTGCACCAAAATAGTTACAAGATAATACTTTCATTCATTCTCTCCTATGCTTGTTTCAAATCAGATAATGGACCCACACCATTCAATGAGCCTTTATATGTTGCCACATCGTCATGCGGAGCCTCTAAAGACATTTCTGTAATAGATGCCCATCCAACCATGTAGGACTTATCGGGATACTCAAATTTCAAATGGATTGTTTGGGAATCAAGATAAGCTTGATTGATTACTTGCAAACCCTCGTCATTTGGCATTACCAATGTATCCAAATCGATTGACCATTCTTTCAAGCCTTGCAATGTAGATTTCCATCCACCACTGCCCTTATGAGAGGCGTCAATAGAATCCGCCTTACGTGATAATGTGCCACCTCGTTGGCCACCGATTAGCAACCATTCTGCTCCAGTCGTTTCATCTGTTCCTGTATTAACGTAAATAAAATAATTTTTACCTACAGTAGGCATGACTTGTGCCTTAGTAGGTGCTAATGCTTTTTTCTTTGGTGTTACTGTTACTGCCTCAGTTCCCATATTGTTCTCCTTTTCTTACCATATGTCCAAGTTATCCATTAATGAATATAGCTTGCACCGTATCGTGTATTGACTGCCTACATGTGGTCGTATACTGTCAGCATCGCCAATTCTTCTTTCTACGACTAGATCCATCAGTTGATATTGCTCATCTAACACACAATACTTTGTATCTAGCTTTGTTACTCTCTCTCGTAAATGAGTGAGTGCCTTGTCTACCGTTTTTTCTAACTCAGATAGACTTGCATAGCCATATTCTAACTTCGGACTATCTTCACGAACCCATGCCTCTAAATACACTGTCACATCAAGTGTCCGTGTATCCTTAGCATTGCCCAACGCCTCATCGCCACGCATAAGGACAACATGGCCACCAATTCCCACATCTAAGTGTTGTGGTGGAATTGCCCCAAGACTTACTTCAACGTTGGAATTAACCTCATTTATTGCCCCTTTAAGAGCTTTCAGTGTTTCGTACCACATGTTACCCCCTAAATATGCGAATCGTGCGGTAATTCGACCGTTTTCCGCTTGTATTGTCGCCTGTTAAATCTTCGGCAGTGAGTTTTGACTCTAACTGCTTAATGCGTGCGTCATATGTTTTGGATTTATTCGTGTAATGGTCATCCCCATTCTGTCCTCGGTACGGTGTGCCAATCGCTCCATACCCCTTTTTGATACAAACCTCACGATACGCATACATGGCCAATAATTCACGCACAATAAAGGAGTAGGCGATGTCCTCTCGCTCTACTCCTAATTTGTTTGCAAAATAAAATAACCACTCATAGGCTTTAGTCATAATATCCTCGGAGACTTCACGCCCTACCAGTTCATCGCCTAGTCGTATGCTTTCGTATATGTCATTATTTAATGTTGACTGAATAGCTGTATTCGTCTCTGAGTTCACTGCTAATCACCTCTTTCAATGCCGTTTTCGTGTACTTCGCAAAGATATTGCGTATATCATCGTGCTTTGCTTTCAATGCGTCAAATAAGAATGGATCTGCTCCAGTGCCTGGATGGTGTACCGCTTTAGCAAATCTAAAAGCACTGCCACCTTGTGGCACCCATCGCAAAGCTTTCTTATTCTTTGGGAAGATGTCATGAGCCACCGTTCCTTGATGAACAAATGGCCCATGCGGTGCTGATTGCGAATCAATGTAAACGATCCCGCTATTTTCATTGAACTTTACATCAATAGAACGCTCTAACTGCCCTGTTCGGCTTATAAACCTATGATTAGTCTGTGCTTCATCTTGCACCTCGATGGTACTGGCCTTTATCGCTTGACGTAAGCGTTTATTGAAAATGGCATTGCCGTTACTCATTGCCCTCAGCTACTTCTTCGGCTACTTCCTCGGTTACTTCCTCAGTTGCTCCTTCGGATGTTTCCTCGGATGTTTCCTCGGTTACTTCTTTAGCTTTTTTTGCACGTTTCGGCTTTTCGTCACGCTCTACTGTGTAGCCTTTTTCCTCAAACCACTCTAGCAAGTTTTCATTGTCTGTTTCGCCTACTCCATTCACGAACTCTACAGACGCAGAAATGCCATTGTAATCTTGTAATGGTGCATATACTTTAGCCATGATGTACCTCCTACTTAACTTTGATGTTTCGTAATACGCCTGCGGATTTTGTTGCTTTCAATACAACGCCTGCTGTCATCTCTACCTCGCCACGTTTTACAGCTCCAGCTGTTTTGAAGTCTGGCAAATATGTTCGTACTGGTGCTTGTCCTGCCATGGAAATAGCATGGAATCCGTCTAAGCCAAAACGTACCGCATATAAAGATGTTGTGCCATCTCCTGCTTTGGTTGCTACTACATCATCATTAGTGCCTGCTTTTGCTCCTAAGTCAATCAATGGAATGCCGTCATAAGTAGATACTTGGCGACCAAATGCGTCAGCAGTTTGCGTATACATAGATGTACGGCGGGCGACTGCTTTAATTTTGTTGATTAATTTGGAGTTGCCCATTAATGCACCTGGGCGACCATCTAAAGCAGATAAAAATTCGTCTAATTGGTCTAAGAATTTAACGGCATTCTCTGTCACTTTATCAGACGTAGATAAGTCAATCGCTTGACCTGTTGCATTAATCTCTGTAGAAGATCCTTTTAATGCTTTTTCTAAACCATCAAAAGCATGTGTACCTAATGCAGAATCACCATTGATAACGGTATCGTTAAATAATGCGGACGCTGCCTTAATTTTTTGTTGTAACTGCAATTGCACCTCATCAACAATACCACCCATATTAGCAATGATACGGTCGATTTCAAACGCTCCACCAAATACTGCCAAATCAGCAGTGAATTTTTGGCGTGTCACTTCTTGTGGTGTGTACTCGTGATTGATTTCACGGAAGGACGCTGTAGGTTGTGTCAATAAACGTGTGTATGCATACGTCAACGTAGCCCCACCACCTGTAGGAGATACCACATCATCGAATGTTAATGTATCCCACAAGAAATTGGATTTTCTAAATTCATCAATAATCCCAATCTGCAAATCATCTTGCACGTTCTTTTTTGCTTCCAATAATGTTACCGCCATGTTTGTTCTCCTTTACATTAATTACTCTTGAACCCCAATCGCATTCGCAATTGACGCTCTTAACCCCACTGGTTGGCCACCGTCATTATTACCTCGATTGTGACCACTACCTGCTTTTTGCGTGCTTTTAACAGCCCACGCATTGCCGTCAAGCCATGCTTTCGTACCGTCAGCGATAGAATGTGCATTGCCCTTATCATCTGTATAAGAATATGCACCATCTTCCCCTACGGTTACTTTTGGAATTAATAACTGTGCTAGGGTGTTCGGATCCACTGCGTTATGTTTGCTCAACGCATCGACAACTTGTGTTGTAATCTCAGACTGCACCCGCTTGTCCTGTTCTTCTTGTCTTGCTTTCTCTGCGTCCTCATACTGTTGCTGTAGTTTCTTCAAATCGTTTTGCAATTTGGCAATGTCAGCACCACTATTCGCACCAGCAGATGTAAAGCCCTCTAACTTATTTTTTAAATCAGCTTGCATATCCGTTAACTCTTGCACCGTTTTCTTTGCGTCTTTCAAATCCTGCAATTGGTTGTTGAATTGTGTTTTACTTACGTAATTCTTGCCATAATCTGCAACCACTTCCTCTGCTTGTTCGTCCGTTAATCCTAGTGCTTTTAATTCTTCTTTTGTCATCGCTTAACTCCTTTTCTAAATTCACGATTCGCTTGTTTTTCGTGAGCCACACCTCACGCCTACTGTCTTGTTGTTTTTCGCCTAACAATACTAAAACGGCAATATAAAAGCACCCATAGGCTAGTGCCTAGAGTGCTAATTACCTAGTATATTTGTTTAACCATTCTTGTCGCTTTCGCTCATCTCTATCTTCTTTCCATTCGACAACGCAAGCATATAGCAACATCAACAACACGATGAATGCCATAATCCATGTGGCATAAAGCATAAATGCAATGTATCCAATCATTGTGCCTCCTTAATTTTTTCATGAAAAAACCACTTACTAATGCAAGTGGTTATAAATTGATATTGTTTTCTTCTGCGTATTTCAAATCTTCGTAATACTCATTATACGAATCAACAGCCTTTTGAGGTGCTTTGTCTGTTAGTTTAAACTTCAATCGCCCTCTTTCATCTCTGTATTCCTTATACCATTCTTCATTTTCCAAAAAATACGGCATGTCCATCATGTTATTTCATCTCCTTATTGATCCAATCCAATAATCTTAATGCTAAGGGGTTAGGCTCGCTATATAACATAGCATGTGCAAACAACTCTGCAAATGTCTCCCGTTCATTTGTTTGCCCATACCTGCTAACATATTTCTCTAACGCCTCTGTGTACTCAATCCCATCTATAGTCGCCTGCTCCTTAACAAGTTTATGTACTTCACGGTCTATATTGCGACCTACTTTGTTCATCCACTGATTATGTATGATATGACCATATTCATGAGTAATTGTTTGTAAATGAGCCTTATCTTTATCAGTTCTCATGGACCAATTTCGCTCTTGAGAACTTATCTTTCCATCTCTCATTTCTTGAATAGTCTGATTGTAATACTTTGGTGTCAAATTCAACTTCATGTTTATGAATTGATAGTTTGTTTGATAAAACTGCCCAACTACACAAGCATTTGCATTTCTAGCTATCTTCCCATTTGCAGAATATTCCCACTCGCCACCGCTTTTAATGAATTCGCTTATAGCTCCGAATTCATCTTCTAATTTCATTAAATGAGCGATGTTAGCCATTATGGTTTTTGGATTTAATTTCTTCAAATCTTTGTCACTAAATCCAACACCGAACCGTTCTATTAGATAATCATTCATCTCATTTCTATCTTTGAACGAATATTCTTTAGCTTGGATTGGTTCTTCTTTCTTAATCCTAACACCTTTCACGCCCTCTTTCAAGCGTTTGTAGTCTCTTTTCGGTGTCCTTACCTCGAACTTACCATTATCCCATCCTCTTAAGTGGTCTTGCCATCGTGCCTTGCCCTCAAGTACTGCTACTCGACCATGCACGCCCAACAATCGTTCTTGTTCTTTCACTGATAAGGATTTCAATAGATCCATACCACCCTGCTCGATGTTCTCCTTAGGTGTAGGGTTATCAATCATACCATCAACGATAGGTTTTAGCCTACACATACAATGCGGATGTGCTGGCAACGTTGGTACTTTGTCTTTAGGGTAAACACCCTTACCCATGCCATAGAGGTCTGCGTTTGCGTAAAAATCGCAAATATCAAATACTGGATGCCTACTGCCTAACTTCCATTGAAAGGCGACTACATCCTCATCATCCTTATATCGTGATACTTGGCCATCAGCATATGCCCTTGCGGTCTCAGTCCTTGCGATACGTTCTGCGTTATACCGTGTCTTTTCTTCCGTGGCAATCTCAATCGCTTTTTCTAGCTTTCGTTCATTGTCACTCTCTACGGCTTTAATTACTTCACTGTAACCTGCCCTAAGTCCTGCGGTGGTTCGCTTGCTTACTTGTCTTTGTACTTTCCTTAGCAATTTTCGCTTTTCTTCTGCACTAGTATCGATAGGGAGTTTTGCTACTTGATCCATAAATTGTGGCAATTCTGCCGTATCAATCACACCTCGGTTGAATAGCTCTGTGGCTATCTTTTTATTGGTATTGCCCTTACCTATAGTGGACTTGAGTATATCCCCTACCTCTTTTCTAACCGCACTACCTCTTGAGTGTAGCCGATGAGATAGGTTCAAATTGTCTTTCGCCCACGCTTTTTGCATTGCAGTAGATATGGATTCACTAGAGAATGGTATATCTCCAGTATCGACCCCTACAGCAACGCCTGCTTTTATGTATCCACTTGTAAAGGCTTTCACCATATCATCGACTATCGATTCTTTCATTCCGTCCATGACTGGATATAGCTTGTATGCCTCGTCTATCGCACTATTTACATCAAATCCTTGTGTCAGCAGATATGCGACTACACTCTTGAACCCACTAATTAAGGTGTCTATCTTTTGGCTCGTCTTGTCCATCGTCCTCGTCATCTCCGCCTAATGCTTGCAACATACTAGCATGATTCAATAGATTACTATATTCTCTATCTTGCTTGGATTGTGCTGTGCTTTCCTCAACCTCTTTCACAATGTTGTCATATATGTCGGGTTCGATGTTAGGCATATAAGCCTCTAGCACTTTTTTGGCCACCTCTACCGTAAACGCATTAGATCCAAGGTTCAAATCAATAGCAGATTGTGCTTGCCCTAGTGATTCCGTTACATCATTAATGCTAAAATCTCGTGGATATTCGCAAGTAAAATCGGTCGTTTCTCCCGTCCATAATTCAAACAATTGAACTATCTTACGTTCAGCACTCTCACATTGTACGGCAAAGTCTGCTAATCGTTGGTTAATCCGTTGAAAATCCCACTGTTTAGCAACGCCACTCTTTGCAGATTGAACACCCACCACACTATCCATGCCACTCATTCGATAGATTTCTTGAATGTGTCTGTCCATTTGGTCAGTTAGCATATTAGCAGGTGAGGCATCAGGAGAAATAAAAGCAGGTGCTTTTGAACTCTCAGCAGGATATGCCAATAAGTTATCCGTTCCTATTGTTAAATTATCTGCCAAATTCCCATCATCAGGATACGTTAAGATATTGAATGCTTGGTCTGCCAATAACTGCGTGTGCCATGAGCATAACTGATAGAGTGAGTAATTCGTCTGTGCAATGCTTATGAACTCACTAGACGGCTTGATGGTGCTAGGTGGAGTAGCACGTCCAAACCACTGTACGATAGGTACTACACCTAACCCATGCACACCTTGATGTGTCATGTCCTCACTAGTCATAGTTAGTGTCTTATGTACTGACCATGTTTCCCTATCCCATCTATGGTAGATGTATTGTTTGCCTGCCTCTGTATACTCTCCGACTTGACGGAATACAAATTCAGTAATTGCTCCGTTCTCGTCTAACTTCCACGACATCACATCATCGGGCATTATTTCCGTAACGAATGGATAATTACCATTCGCTATATCCTCATCTCTCGTTTCTGCCACGTTCTCGGTATTGTTTACCAATACATACACAACACCATACAGCTTAGCCATTACCGCAACACGTCTTAGGTATTCTTGTAGGGTCGTTCCTGCATGGTCTGCGTTATTTAGGAATAGTTGGAATAACACGCTATCTTTGTAATCCCTTTTGATTTCGTCTTTGAATATAGGGTCTACTGTTGCATCCACTACTGGCCTTGTGTAGTTCCAATAGTACGCCAATGATTTACGCCTAATATAATTCTCAATGCTTTCTCTAGCATGCTGTTGGATCCCTTGGCCATAGCTAAATATTCCGCTACCGTTATAGGCATCGTGTAGCATTTTATAATTGTCTATTTTGATTGTTTTGTCAAATACTCTATCCGCCATTCTATCCCCCTTAATATAAGTTAACTCGACCACTACGCAATATAGGTGCGTTGATTTTCTCTGCCACCCCTGTCAATGCGTCTGGTGCGTCATCATGCTCGTTCTTGCCCTCTCGTTGAAAGCGTAGTATTGCCTTGGCAAAGTCTTTCCATCGTTCCTGCCAATCCATAGGCATATAGATGTGATCCATCACCCATGTTGCCTGTGACAATATACGGCTTTCCTTGTTCTTCGATTGATGAAAAGCGACTATCTTTGTACGATTACTGTTGTAAACTTCCTCCAATATCCGCCTTACACTCCGAACAAATCCACGACCGCCATTATTACTTTCAATGTCAGCAATGGCCACATTGTAATCATAGATTGCCTTGGCCACTTGTGGCTCGGTAATCTCCATCGATTCTTTTGTGTATATCACATCAAGCAGATAAGCCTCGTTCTTGTATACTCCGTATATAATACTGCATAGGTAATCTGCCCCTTCATCTGCGGTGTCTGTATAGTTTTTAATCATCTCAAACGGTGGTAATGTATCGTACGTTTTAAACCCACTATACAAGCACCCTTTGAGGTCGATAGGTATTTGCTGATAGTTCGCACTCGCTATGTCTTCCCCCATAGCTGATACCTTATCTCGATATGAATCACGGCTTAATACTTCATCGCATAACATCGTGCCATCGTCCTGCAAGGCTTTCATCGTAATCACCTTGGCACGTTCTCCAAAGTGTTCCATCGCTCGCCCTGCTAAGTCATCGCTAGCCCATCGTGTCATGATGATTATTATCTTACCGCCCTCTTCTAACCTCGATAACATCGTGTTGGTGAACCAATCCCAATGCTTAGCCTTTACGTTCTCGTTGTACGCTTCTTCGGCGTTCTTTATAATATCGTCTAATATCAGTAGGCTAGCACCAAAGCCTGTAGCAGTACCACTCGGAGACGTGGCAAGATAGCTGTTATAACCACCCTCTAAAGACCACATGTCCATACTACCATCGCCACGTTTAATGCGTGTATTTGGAAATATATCGCTATATACCACAATATCCTTGTCAGCCTTTACCATCTGAATATCATTTCTAACATTCTTCGCAAAGGTTGTCGATAGTGTAGTATTGTAACTCCCTGTCATGATTTTCTCGTGCGGGTGTGTGCCTAATATCCACTTAACCAACATCTGAGCACTCCGACTTTTGCCATGACGGGGAGGCATGTTCATGATTAATACTTTGGCGGTCTTATCCTCATAGAACTGTTGTAACTCTTTACATAGATCCACAAGATACTGCCTATCTTTTTTGTAAAAATCACCTGCCATCAAATTACAGAAATAAAAGAAATCACGTCTAGCCAATTCTAAACGTGCTTGATGTAATATATTCGCTTTATTCATCGCCTATCAACTTCTTAATGTCCTCGGTACTCACCCCGTTAAATGGGTTGTTGATGTCAGCTTTTACCTCAACTTCGCTATAATCTCGTTGGCCTAAATACTGTTTGCCCAAGAATATCGCCATCGTTGCGTTCTTTTCTGCTAGTTTCCATTGTTTTCTTCGCAAGCTAATCTTTCCAAGTTCTCGCTTTTGTTTGAAAATTTCGGAAAATGTTGTGCCATATGTTTTACGACACCATGTATTTAACGTCTTATCTGTAATCCCTAATACAAGGCATATTTCTTCTTGCGTAGCTTGTATTTGGCACATTCCTTCGAATTGTTGTTGGTCTATCTTTTTTGGTGGTCGTCCCATCTTTGCCATTATGTTCGCCCCCCTTTCTTATATTTCTCGTTTAATATCTTGGGTGTACAAGTATCCCAGTTCACATTATGGTGCATCCGCTTATGTTTCTCCCCCATCATCGCTACTTTTACACATGACGGTGAGTACATTACCGTATAAAATGACTTTACATACGTCCCATTATCTAAATATGTGGAAGTCATCCCTCCTGCATTAGATTGCGTTTGCTTTTGATTTAACATAAACTCGCTAATACTCATAATGAGTTTGCCTTGTTGTCCTAATAGGGTGTATGTGTTTACATCCTCATTCACTCTGCCTAAGAATTGAAACGGCTTGTCTACATCGCAGAAAAAACTGTTCATCGCTTTTCTTAGTACTTTCTTATGAAAGTTCTTGTTAGTCGCTCCGCCTATTAAGTCACCACCTTGTGCAAATGCCACTGTGATTGCTCCAGTATCATTCATGAATTTAATCATCATGTCGAATACCTTATCAAGGTTTTTAGTCGTTACACTTCTTAATTTGTCACCATCAATATATCGGTGCATAAATCCTGTATAGTCATCGTCTAACTCTAAGAAATATTTTATGCCTAACTTTTTGGCAATATCAAAACATGCGTTTCTTGCATATACTATCGTTCGTCTATCTTCAAACGTATCAGCCGTATCAAATGTTTCTGCTATCGCTAGCTTGTCAAACATAATCACTCGTTCTCGCCCAAAATTCTTGTAATATTCCTCAGCTGTATCGTCCTCATTATCTATCACGATGTACCAGTCTCCAGTGTATCCACATTTTTTGAGTGTATTAAGTGTGATTACATTGTTTGGTCGTCCATGGCTTAATATGAATACTGCAAATTTATCATTCATTGTCCTCACCTAATATCGCCTCTAAGCTACTCGATAATTGCACATATCCATCACGAATTGCGTCCTCGTAATCAATAATGACCAAAGCTGACCGCTCCATAAGTTCCTGCATTTCTTCGCTTGCATTCACATAGTAATTGGCAATATTTTTGTAATTGAATATGTTATGACGTTGTGCAGCCTTTCGCAAAAATTCTTTTTCCTCGGCAGACAAGTTGCTGTTCTCTATCTCCATGAGTAGCGATTCTGTTTTACTATCGTCAAGGCAAGCACCTAATGCTACGTTCTCCCCAGTAGGTTCATATTGTGGAATGTTTATATCAGTAGTATATGTATCATCACTTTCCGCAACCACGTCCGATAGGTCAACAAATCCAAAATCCGACATATCTATATCGACAATATCGCTTAACTCAATCGCCAACAACTCATCGTCCCATGTCGCAATCTCTGATACTTTGTTATCAGCCAATCGGAATGCCTTAATCTGTTCCTCGGTCAAATCATCAGCCACAATACATGGCACTGTCTCCAGTCCTAGCTTTTTGCTTGCCATATATCGTGTGTGACCTGCTACGATAACATTATCCTTATCTACCACAATCGGTACTTTAAATCCGAACTTTTCAATGCTGTTGGCCACATATTCCACGGCCTCTATATTATTTCGTGGATTGTTCTCATACGGCACTAGATCATGAATGCTTAATTCTACAATATTCATCGCAATATCTGCCATTTCTTCGATTTAATCTTTCCATGCACACGATATACCATATGCACATCTGCACGCATGCTATCATTAGGCGTTGTGAAAGTCTGACAACGCCCATCATATACGATGTCACTAGCAGTACATACGCCGTGCTTGTTGTTTAAACATTGTTTTTTAGTACATGCTATCCGTGTCACACTCTCACCACCTTTCATGCAATACAAAAGGACGCCCATTTCTAAGCGTCCTTGTACATTATTTCATTTCTTCTTGTAACTCTTCTAGCTTTTGCCTTGCCTTGTCTATATCTTTCTTTACTAATGTAGAAAAGGCTTTCACTACTTGCCATTCATCTTCATGTAATCGCAATTGGTGACCTTGTCTAGCCTCGCTATATCCTTTACGCCACCCGACCTTGCGACCTGCACCTTCTCGTGCTCCACCTCTAGGCATTTCTATCACCTAACCACATTTTATAAAGGTAACCAATGAATGCTCCATTAATCCATGAGCTCCAATTCATCCCCGAATAAAGATTAGATGCAAATGAAACAATAGCCAATGCCAACAATAATAATTTTTTCGTTCTTGTTTTCATACTGTTTGACGTGATACAATTGAGATACATTGGGGGATTGCTCCCCCTCTGTATACCCTCTATAGGTTATTTGCGTTGCTTGCGTTTATTCCTTTTAGAGGGTTTTTTATTTTTCAAAATTTGATTTAATTTCTTATACCCTTGATATGCTCCAGTTATTACTGCAATCATATTAGCAAGGAATGAAACTGTTTCAAACAATGAATCATAAAACTCTTTCACATCTTCACCTCCTTTCTATACTTATATTATAACACTTTATGATTAAAACGTAAAGATAAATAATAGAAAAAAGGTACAAAAATAGCACTATCCCAACTAATGGATAATGCTATTCTTGCCTTCATGTGGATTTCTGTTGTAACGTGCTTTACGCACTTATTACATTTTATATTATATCACACTTGATAGGTATATTTAGGTATATTTAGGTACATTTAGGTATATTTAGGGTTCAAATTTCATTCGCTTTTCTATAAAATTCTTCTAATGCTTGCGAATGCCACCCTTTAACCGTCTGATACGATGGCGTTATGCTTTTATACATATGTCTCAATCGTTGACCGCTAATATATACACGTTTCAATATCACTCGCAATATTCCATCATCAATTTTATCAATAATTCGTAACGTATGTAACTCTAATTCTATCGACCGTTGTTTATACTCTTCTAATTGGTCATATAATTCCTGTAATTTATTTAGCTGTTCTATTGTTGGTGCTTGGTATCCTCCGCCACCCTCTCCGCTTAGGCTAGATCCACTTAGCTCCCTCGGTCCCATCTCTCGTTCTAATTTCTTAATCTGATAGCTTGCCCATTTACCTTCTTCTCGTATCTCCCACAATTTACCCAATTCTGCTTTTGCCCATTCTCGCTGCTCTTTTTTGCTTAATTCCATGTACCGCTCCTTTGCCTTAACCGCACGAATACCACCCCATCATTTGATAGGGTGGTTTTGTTTTGCTACATCCCTAATTATTAAAACGGCAATTCCTCTCGTGGTTCAGTATTGGCCATCATATCAAAATTGCCTTGTCCCTGTGGTTGTGGTGTTTTTGCATAGCCTGTACAGAAATCTGCTACTACCTCAGTCACATATCGTTTAGTGCCATCATTCGCCTCATATGACCGTGTTTGCAATCTGCCTTGCACAAATACCCTATCGCCCTTTTGGAATTGGCTAAAATATTCTGCCTGTTGTCCCCATACTACGCAGTTTACAAATGCGGTGAACTCTTTTGCATCTCCATTCGGATCCTTGTATGTATTTGTAGCCGCTACTGTAAATGTAGCTACTGGCTTACCACTATTTGTATATCTTAACTCCACATCTTTTGCTAAATGCCCCATTAATTGAACACTATTCATCGTCTATTTCCTCCCATGCTACTTCAACATAATCTGATGAACCTTTATTTACATCATGATAGATGTAATCTTTTAAATGCCTAACCCATTTAGGGTTATCGTTCTGTAATATTCCAGCTTTTACCATTCCATCTAATACGAATTTCTTGGCAAATGCAATATTGTCGCTGTCGTGTCTACCCTTTACGTGCCATGTAAAAATCATATCTACCTGCCGTTTTGGCTTATTACAATTCGCACATAAAGCCTGCACCATAACTGTATTTGTTAATTTCTTTTTAATGCTAGAGGCAATCATTCTATTAGTGCGTTCTCGCTCTATATATTCGTTCAGATATACGAAATCGCAATCTATTCGCAATGTATTCTTCATGCTTGCACCTTGTATGGGCAACACTCGGCACATTCATCAAACACTGGCATACCTGCATGTATTAGTGCTGTTCTTAGATCACATTTTTTGTAATCCTCCCTTTCACAATTAGTACATGCTCCACCTATGGCATACTCTGCGAATGTGTTTAAATAGTCATCGCTTTCCTCTTCCTCTTTCTTTGTATAAGCAGATGTCTGTACGGTCTTAACTTCATAATGACTAACTAACCTTGTTAACTGCTTTCGTTGCTCTTCGTCAAGATGTTCAATTACGTGGTACATCAATTTTTCCGCAAATGTGGCAATCGTATTTGCCTTGCGTTTCCATTCACCATCAAGGTTGAATGACTCGACCATATTTTTTGCTTCTTGGTTCATGCATGCCAGCAACAGCACATTTTGCTTGTTCCTACTATTTAAATACCTACGTTTCACCTATTCACCATCCTCATCGCTGCTAAGGTAATCTAATAAAAACAAATGCTTCAAGTACTCTTTTGTATTATCAAACTCTTCCCATATATCAATATCATCTTTACAAGAATTTAATACAATTACATAGTACTTTCTTTTGTCTTTGCATATATGTTGTAATAAAACAAATGCTCCTGCTAAGTCTATAAGCAACTCTTGATATTCATAATGACCATTAAAGTACTCACATAAATCAGACTCTATTTTCATAAAGACTGTGGCTAACGCTATAGTATGTGCCCTTAATTCTACTTGTATTTCTTCATTCGTCTCTATTAATTTGTTTAATCCTTCAAGTACTAAGCCTGCACTATTATCTAATTCTTCTAATAATTCATCATTCATTGTTATACTCCAGTACTACCAAATCCACCCTCGCCACGTTCAGTAGTCGATAACTCTTCTACTTCTTCAAATTCCACTTTCGGAATTGGCACGATAATTCCTTGTGCTATTCTGTCACCTTTTCTTATGTTTTCATCATAACAGTAAGAATTTTCATATAAGGCATGAATTGTACCTCGGTAATCACTATCTATAACTCCAACACTATTAGCCATCCGTAACCAAGTATTCTTACCAATGCTAGAACGTGGGAATAACAGCAATACATGTCCTTGTGGTATCTCCATCGCCACACCTAAGTTAATAGCATGTACATGTGTTTCTGTAACTTTCACATCTTCCGCACTGTAGAAATCGAATGCACCAGATCCATCTGTTGCATATGTTGGAATCTTACCATTAGAATGTGTTTTCTTAATTTTTACTTTCATCTTTTCCACCATTATTTTAATTTAACCACTAATCCGATAATAAATAGAATCACTAAAATAGCTGTATATGCAATGATTAGCCATAACGGCAAGAATAGCCAAAATGCATTCACACTAATGTATTCAAATTTTTGTAAAACTAACATAATCAGCTGTAAAATCAATAGTTCTTTCATGCTACCTCCTAATTTTTTACTGTGAGTTTGCCTCCGCTCTTGCTACATTCTTTTGTGCAATATCTCTGATTAACTCTAGCTGTTTTAAACTGCTTACCACAATATTCGCATTTCTTTGTCAGCTTTCGACTATCCTTGTATTGCAACCATCTATTTTTTGAATTTCTTCTATTTCTGATTTTCTTGCATTCATCTGAACACAACACACATCTTTTGTTATCTGTTCCAAAGAATTTCCCACACTCAACGCATGTGTTCCAATACTTTGGCGGTGTATATTCTTCTTCAACCTCTATCGGTTCTTCTTCGATTTCCTCCACCTTAGGCGGCGGTGTATATCCCAACACCATCCTCCCCTCTTTAGGTACTCCATCAATGCACGATTTACATCTATCTTGGCACTCACCACCTACTGTAAATACTGCACCACAGGATCTACATTTTCTTTGCATTACGTTTCCTTTTTTCCATCCCTCGTATAAATAATACATAGGCTTTTATCGATCCACAAATTCGTTTCTTTTTAATATTCAGATTACCCCAATAATCCAATAACGAATCGCATACATGTTCAATCAATCGCTTATCGTATTTAATTTTCTCGTCTAGCTGACTTCTTTCCATCCTGTCATTTTCCTCTGCTCTTCCTAATTAGTCCCATAATTACTAAATCAACCGCTTTATCTGTTCCAACAATTCGTTTCTTAGATCTTTTACTTCTTAAATATCTTGCTCTTCTTCCTGTACAATCAAATAATAAGTTCATTTGCAATGATGACAATTCAAAAAACGTGGTTATAGTTATCTTCACATTATCACCCCCACAACACATTAATCAGATGTCTCACCATCTCACGCACATACTTCAACTGCATAAGGAATACCACTGCATACTCTTTAGCATCTACATTCTTTTCTAATTGCACGATACAGCAGGTTAACAAGCTAGCAACGACCATAAGCCGTGGTACTGTTTTCTTATCATTCCATGCATATTTTGTACTTTGAATATAAAAGATAATTTGGCTTGCTAATTCTAAATTAGCCGTTATAGATTCTATTATCAAATCGGAATACACTACTGGTGGAATTTCTTCCTCATCATTTTCTTTAGCCCACTCTTTCGCCTCTTCAACATCCAAATCTTTAACCGTCCTAGGGATGTATGCCCCAACGTTGTACAGCATATCATTCAACTCGGTAACACATTCACCAATGATTCGGTCATGTTCTTTTACTATGTCATTCCGCATTATTTCCTACTCCGCTTTATAAGGACAATTTAAAATATGATTTATTTCATCTATAGCTATATTAAATTCAAAATTTGCATTAATGAACCTCAACGCCTTATTAATTTCTTTTTGTAAAACTAGCTCTACATCTTCAAAATCCTCATCTATCCAGTCTTTCATTTTGATTGTAAATCGACCTTCTATTTGCGTATAAAATCCAACTTCTTCACTCATATTTCTACCCCTTAAAACAACGGTTCTTGCCACTCATTAACTGCTAACATCTTATTTATTGCCTTGTTATGATTACTCACTGATTCGCCTCCAGTACCTGCTATCAAACTTTTTATACATGAGCCTGCATGCTCTGTGCCTGTTTCTTTGCCACCGCTTTTGCATATTTGTTCTTCCTTTTACACTTATCGCTACATGTTGTTGAATTTCCTCTGTTATTACCGAATTTCTTACCACACACTACGCATCTGTGCGTGAATGGATAATAGCCATCTCGCACTCGCTGTTCCTCTATTTTCTGTTCCATTCCTTGTAAAATCAATACTTGTCCAATGGTCAATTTCTGCTTGCGGTGGATCATTTCACATTCATGGCACCGCTCGATATGGTCATACTTAGGCAAAAACTTTTTTCCACAATCTACACATATTTTCTTCTTCATATTTCTGCTCCTTTTGAATTCAATTACAATAAACCCTTTCCCACCATAATGCTATCTATTTGATCTAACATTTCATTTTGTTTGCTAGATGGCAATAATCGTCTATATTCTTCTCCTACATAATAAACTCGCAACAATAATCTTTTACCAAATTCGGTTAATTCTCCATTGTTTCTGCTAAGTTTTTTTGCAAAAAATCTAATATTCGTTCATATCTCCATTCCAAATAATCTAGGCAAGGTTTAGGCAGCATTTCATCAAATTTCTTATCTAATTCTTCTTCGTGTTTTTCTGTTAACACTTTAATCTTCCGCTCTAAGAATGCGATTGCCTTTTGCAAATCCTCCACCTCTTTTGATGGGTCTTTGAACCCTGCTCTCGCAATATACTTGACCGCATTCCCTGTATGGTAATCTAATCCTTGGTCTTCGATAAATTCCCATACTTCAATCTTTCCTCGGTTGTAATATTGTGGATTCTTTACGTTATCACTCATTACCTTACCGTTCTCCTTTCGCTTTCAATCGTCTATAATCTTCACCTTTTAATTGGATGATTTTGCACATCTCCAACACCCTTGATGTAATTCGTTTGCCCTGTTCCCCTAGCCGTTCCTTTACTTCTTGTAAAGTGCAATTGCTAGTTATGACCGTCATTCGATTATTTAAATATCGTTGGTTAATCACAAGGTATAATCTTTCTGCAACCCATTCGGTGGCTTTCTCAGCTCCTAGATCATCCAATACTAAGCAATCGACATTGTACAGTGCTTGGAGTATCTCAAAATCATCACCATTCTCTCGCAGACATCTCCGCAGGCTTTCCATGAGTTCGGGTACTATCACAAATAAACCTGTTTTGCCTTGCTCCATCTTCTTTCTAAGTAATCCAATAGCAAGATGTGTTTTGCCTAACCCACTAGCACCGAATATGTACGCTCCTTGCGTGCTTTCATCATTGGCTAGTGTAATCATATAGTCATGTGCTTTCTCACTCTCTACGGTGCGTTTTTCGTAGTTTTCTAAGGTGGTTTCTGTATAAGATGTAGGAATATTTGCTCGCAAGGTCACTTTCTCTAGATCCTTTTGATTTCGCCACACCCCATATAAGCCACATTTCAAGACATACAACTCGCCATCTGCATGCATGCGTGTCATGATTCCTTTAGTCCTGCAACCCTCGCCACCAGTGCATTTACTACACATTCGCTTGCTTTCGATGTACTGGCTCGCCCTTATATCGAATAGAGGTCTGTCAGTCGCTCCCTCTACTAATTCCACCTTGTCATCCTGTAAATAGGCTCGTAGTTCTAACTCATCATAGATAGAGGTCGGCATATTCATCTTGCTTAGGTTCAGCCGTTCTATTAAAGCTTGCACGTTGATTAGATCCACCTCCTTTGTCAAAGCTGTTCCTGCTCCAGTTCCTCGCAGTCGCTTTCCAATCTTTCATCGGATTCTTTCCGACTTTCCATCCGTTCCCCTCGTAGTAATCAAAGAAGCGATTCACATCTACATGTAGATTGTGTTCATCAACATAGGTTTGTATTTCCAATGGAGTAGGTTTGACAAATACTTTCCTCGTTGCTTTCTTCTTTTCTTTCACAGGTGGTGATTCACCATCTACTAATACATGAGTATTAGTAGATAATAGTCTAGTCTCTTCTATTCTAGGTATATATACCGATTGTTGAACTGGTTGTTGTACCAGTAACGGTTCTATTTGTTGTACTGTTTGTTGTACCATTTGTTGGGAATTATTCCCTACAAATGGGATTATTCGATATACCGCTGACTGTCTACCAGTTCGACTATAGAAATCAATCCGCCCTAATTGCTTTAATCGATTCCTTGCTTTCAATATCGTTTTGGAAGTCATCTTCGTAGATACTTCTAGTACGTTGATGGCCACATTGAACTCTTCTTTCCATCCAGTAGTATTGTTATAGTGCATTAATGCATACCACAACGCAATTTCTGATGTTGTAATAGTGGGTTCCGTCAGTATCCATCTTTGAAAGCTGTTTAATTCGTCGATGTATCCCATATTATTCGTTGTTGTTACTATCGTTATTAGTAACCCATTTTAAGAAATCATCCATCGATACCGAACACATATCATCTTCTTCTAATTGTGCTAACCCATCGATAATCTCAATCACTGCTTGTAATTCTTTGATTCTATATTCATATCCATATGCTTGTATTGATTCATACATCTTAATTCTTTGTGCAATCATGAATTTAATTAATTGGTCTCGTTTCATTTGATTCGCTCCTTTAACGATCTATAAACTTCCTCATGGTAACTACCATGTGCCATATTGTGGCATTCTCTGCATAGGCATGCTAAGTTAGATAATCTACTATCTCCGCCCCTAGATCTAAATAGAATATGATGTACTTCCGTTGCAGGTGCTTTACATAGTACGCATAAGCCCTCATCACGTTCTATCGCCCATTTCCTTGTTCGCTGATATAATTTATTGTCATCCGCCTTGCTTTTGTTCATCCATCCCCTCCCAATCTTCTAATAGGCTGTTCACTTCCTCTTGCGTTTTTGTCTCTATTCCTAATTGAGTAGCCTCAGATACTAGAGAATCAATGAGCCTTGCCATTTCCTTGGTGTCATAAGTGCTACTGCCATAATAAGCATGGATCACTTTGTAGCCATCTAATTTGCTATTTCCTACATCTTCAACAATCCAACCTATCCCATTGGATTGCCATATTTCGGTAAATCGTTCTACAGCCTCCGCCTTGATTGGCATAGGTGTAAAGGCTTGGCAACCTTTGATTGCTTGCCTATATACGTCCTCACGGCTCGTATATGTGCCATGTTTTGAAAGTTCCTCAGCAATCTTTTGGCATAACACCCAACAATAACTATTAGCCGTTAGTGACCGTCTTTCACGGTGTAACCTCAATTCAATGTTATACCGCTTATCTTCTTGGATCTGATTGAGTACCTCCACTCCTGCAGGTACCATCAGCATGGCACCCACTGGAGTTTTGACAATCTGCAAGCAATCAACTTGCCACTTCATAGTTAGTCGCCCAATTAAGTAGTGCTTTTAATTCTTCTTCGCTTAATGCTTTGGAATTTTGTTTTCCAAACATCTTCATCATCTGTTCGCCAATCGTTTTGTTGTCAATTCCTTTTATTCCCATTTGCTGTTTAATGGAATTAAAATATTCTTCCTTGATTCTTTTTTCTTTAATTGAATTTGTCTCTGGTGCTTTTGCTTTAGCTTTTGTTTGCGTTGTATTAGCCGTGTATGCGTCTGTGTCTGCGTCCTTGGTATCATCAATACAGAACAACCCATTCAACGCATACTTCCTCGCATAAGAGGATGTAGCACCAGTGATTTGGCTTGGATCCATTCCCTTTTTATCTAACGGCTCTTTGGCAAATGCACTATTGGCTACCGCTCCACCGTCTGCACCATACAACGTGGCGGTTGCCTTGATGTAATTGTGGTCTCCGATTGTTACAATCTCATCACTAATCACAAGGCATGTATTGGTTTCTTTTAAATGAGGTTTAACCCCCTCCAAAATGTCCTCACAACTACGGTAATGGTATTTACCAAAACTATTGAATTGCCCTTTCGGGGCTTTTAGATTAGATTGAATATAGTTCAGTGCACTATAAATGCTTGTAGTCGTCATTATTTCTCATCCTTTCCGATTGTTACTTTGAGCGATGTTGTATCAACCAGTCTTGCACCAGTTATTTCAACGCCATCTTGTAACGCTTTTTTAATTGCGGTTTTATCCGCCTCTATCTTTGTTTTCAAAAACTCAATAGGTAAAGCATTTACGTCTGTTACCTCGGTAGACACACCCTTACGGTATGTCAATTTATGTGGACCATACAACATAGTGCTTTTGAGATTGCCTGTTTTTTGCAACTGCTCTTGCAAGTAGGATTCTAGCCATGTCGCTTTGTTCTCATAGCCTTTTGCTACCTCATCAAGCCGTTTCTTTTCCGCCTTGACCATCTCAACGTTGTACTTGTATTCTTTTACTAATGCACAGATATTCTGCACCTTAATGTCGAACTCACCATCGATAGCCTCCAATGTATCTTGGATTATTTGCCAATCTTCCGACCCCATCTCGACCTGCTCCATCATTGTGGCTACTTCTTGGTAATTCTCTGCTAATTCATACAATTTCAATGTCTGTTCCTCCTAGTGTTTTAATTTAACTTGTGGTATAATAAATATAATTCATATTTCTGCTCCTTATTTGGAAGCAGTGACCCTCAGTTTTGAGGGTCTTTTTTTATTCCTCTGTTACATAGTCGATTCTGCAATTTTCAGCATCGCAATCATATTTTCGTGTCAATTCCTCGATTGCGTTCTCTTGGATTTCTTCAAGGTTTCGACCTCGTACTGCGATATTAAACGGAATTTTCACATACCCCTCTACGGCGTACTATTGTTTCATATACTCACCCCCTTTCACGACTAATCTAATTTGCCTAACGTTCTGAATGCTATATTGTTTATTTCCATATCAATCTGTTTATGTACTTTCTTTCGGATCTTTTCTATTGCCTCTTCCGTATCGTCTGCCCTCACTTTGACCAACAAAGGAACGAAGGCAATCACATTCGCCACATACTTATATTTACCTTTCATGTTTCACCTCATTTACTTTTAAAACTCATACATCCCTAAAAAACAATTCATCAATAGTTAGTTGCCTACCTAAACGTCTGTTTAATACGTTTTGGATTACCAACATATCTCTTCTAGTAAACTCAACTTTGCCCATAAATCGTTTGGATAAAGCAACATGTGAAATGCCCACCAATTTGGATAATTCCAGTTGAGTAATATTAGCCCTCACTATATATCCTCTTAGAACGTTGAAAGGTTTCATTTTGCCTCCTTAATCGCTCTAACCTTGAGCGTCATGCCTGGGTGAATGTTTGCACCATCTAAATTATTTTCGGTAATAATTTCTCGAATGGATTGGCGTACATCCACTTTCTCACCTACGGCATCTTTAGCGATTCCCCATAAGGTGTCGCCCTCTTGTACGATTACTGTTTTATCTTCATATTGAATTGGTTCTTGTACTACCGCAGCATATAGCCCTGCTAGCACTAGCGGAATCATTGCGACCGCTATAATCCTATCCCATCGGGTATAGGTTCTTTTTTTTGGTTTTATTTTATATACAACCCTATGCCCTCCGATATAGGTTCTTTTTTCATGCTGTTTCATTTCATCAACTCCTTTATCTTCTTCATATACGCCCTAACAATAGGGCATTGGTTTACTAGGTGATACACCGCCATAGAATGTACATCGAACTCTTCCACGGTCTTTGCGATTACATCACAAGGCGGATACAGATCATTGTACAGATACTTCACAAACGCTCGTTTGCTTATACATAGCCGTTCGGCGAATTGGTCTTGCGTTAGGATTATGCCTCGTAGTGCGTTTTCAAATTCACTGCGAGGCTTCTTTGCACTTCTGTTCATTTCGTTCACCCCTTGATTTCTATATACTGTTGTTAGTAAGCAAGTTGTTCTATTAAATCACCTGCCTCAACCGTGATAACATTTTGCACTTTAAAGAATTTCGCCTTTAGTCGGCGGTTCTCATCTTTAAGTCTTTTATTTTCTCTTTTAAGCTGTTCATATTCCCAAGGTGTAAACTCTTGACCTCCATCAATGAATGCCATTACATTTCTACGGCTATACGCCATAGGCTTTACCCCATCAATAGGAACTAATATGCCTCTATTCTTGTAATTGAGTAGGGTGCTTTTTGAACACCCTAGCATTTCCATTACTTCCTCTGCCTTACAAATTGGGCTGTCCATTAATACACCCCTCTCCAATACTCAACCAATTCTTTGCGTTTTAACATCTCTTGTTCTGCCACTACATCAAAATCGCCTATTACCTCGGCAGGGAGTTTATACCTAAGTTCCAAATCTCCAACGAATCCACCATCAAACGGATAGAAGATTTTGCACTGTTTCCAATTGTACGACCAATCATATTCATTGATTTCCACTCTTGGATACGCATAAGCTGTTACCAGTTCACCAGTAGGGGAGAACTCTCCCCACCATCCATAGTGGAATGTGAAGCCTTGTTCTGTTTTTGTTTCGTTATACTTTTTCAACGTGTTCATATTTCTACTCCTTATTACGACTCATAGAAGTTTGGATGTTTCTCGAAATCTCCTAAATCAAAACAAACTCTTGCAATTGTATACGCGACTAAACCTAACCGCTTAAAACCATCATCGCCTAACTCATTTGCTATCAACGAGAATTTATCGCAATCATTCATTGCATCCATGTGCATTTTCTTTAATTGTTCGTTCTGTTCTTCAGTTAAATTGATTAGTTTCATATTTCTACTCCTTATTTCAATGTTTCCAATTCCACTTTCATTTCTAAATATCTTGAGTAGGGTTCAATTCCACAAAATTCAATATATACCCCTGCCTGCATCATATTTAGCTCAAATCCAATTTTAAAAATCTCCTCTTTAGTTTCCTTATATTTTCGTAACCATTTTTCAGCATAACCTATGTATTCCTCGTATTTTTGTTTTACTCTTTCTAATTCATTCATATTTCTACTCCTTAATCTTTACGCTCCATGAATCAATCTTCTTGCAGCTTGTGCCATCCCATCTATTGCCTCATCGTAGAATTTATCTACCTCATCTTTGCTATAGATGGTTTTCAATTCTTGTAAAACAGATAAGATGTGAATGCTTTTGTTATTGAATGTTTCTAAATCTTCTGCTCTAATCAGCAGATTTAATGTGTCGTGAAATTCTTTTGTGAATATAAATTTTTTGGTTTCCATGTTTGTCATGTTTCTGCTCCTTGTACTTAACAATTTGTTATTATTTTCTTTAAAAAAATATATCCTGCATATTTAGTTTTGCATTTCTTTTTTTGAAGAAAGTAAATATTTTTGTCATTTCATCTGGTGTAAACTTTCTTTTGCCACCCTCTTTCATTGCATATAGTGGTTGTGATAACCCTATAGCCTTTGCCATATCCTGTTGGGTTAATTTATACCGTGTTCGCAAATCCGATAATTTCATTTTCAATCTATCACCTCCTTAACATTTTGTTATCTTATGGTTTCATTATACTAACACTTTGTTATTAAGTCAACCATAAAAATAACAAATTGTTATTACTTTTTTACATAACAAATTGTTATAATTTTAATACGATATATTAACATGAGGTGAACATAATGAACTCTACTGGTGACAAACTCCGTGCACTAAGAAATAAATATAATATGACCGCACAAGAGTTAGCAGATAAACTCGGTGTTACTGCTCCCGCTATTTCTCTGTGGGAACATAACAAACGTGAAATAGATAACTCTACACTATTAAAAATAGCCAATATATTTAATGTAACCACAGATTTTTTATTAGGTGCTCCTGCATTCAAGCCTACTCTTTCCGAACGTGATGAAAAGGACATCCAAAAACGGCTCGAACTGCTTATGAATGATTTGGATTCTGAAACAGGGCTTGCATTCTACAACGGCGACGGTGAGATGGATGATGAAACAAGGGAATTGCTCCGTGCCTCTTTAGAATCTGCACTGCGGATTACTAAATTGAAAGCGAAAGAGAAATTTACACCTAACAAGTATAAGGGATAATATGGATACTTCTACATATATCAACGAACGACTAAACGACCAAATTGCATGGTACAGCAAAAAAAGCTCTATAAACAAGAAATATTTCAATAGGTATAAATGGATAGAGTTAAGCATTGGATGTTGTATCACGATTGCCACCTATTACAGTAACGAATATAACTGCCTCCGTATTGTTACTATAGTCCTATCATCCATACTGGTTGTGATTGTCGCTTTGCATGGATTACATAACTTTCATGAGAATTGGATCGAATACAGAAAAACAGCAGAACTACTTAAAAATGAAAAATACACCTACTTATACAAAGCAGGTGTATATAAAAATCTATCCGATGAAGATAGGTTTATTCTGTTAGTTGAACGTTGCGAATCGATTATTTCCCATGAAAATATAAATTGGGCTAACATCAATAGCGGTTCTAAATGTAAGCAGTAAGTTCTGTATCTTGTGGAACTTCCTCATAAGTTCTATCAAACACATCAGGCTTACATGGGTATTCTTCCCCTCGGATTCCTGTAATAATCCAATCCCCAACACTGGCTTGCATTGGTCCCTCTAATGTTTGAATAACCATTTCCTTATCTGTTTGATACGCCTCAATTACTACTGGCTTTTTAACAAACTTTTTTTTCATATACTCACCTCCGATGAAAGGAATTTACATGATTAATATTTTTATTAGCCATGCATGGAAGTATAGCAAAGATTACTATACTATTAAAATTTGGTTAGATGCATCATATTTAGTATACCACAATTATAGTGTACCAGAACATGACCCACTAGACGCAAACAACACAAAAAAATTGAAAGAACAACTTACAGAACAAATACGTCATGCAAGTGTAGTAATTATCATTGCTGGTATGTACACTAATCATAGTTATTGGATTCAACACGAAATTGATGAAGCTGTAAGAATGGGCAAGAAAATTATTGCCATTAAACCTCGTGGAAATACCAATATGCCTACGAATTTGCAAAATGTAGCCCATGAAATAATTAATTGGAATAGCCAATCGTTGCTGTCAGCTATTTATCGATGTACACAATAACAACTAAAGATATACCGTAAATAGCCCATTCTTACGAATTTGTTGACCTCAACAAAATGGTCTGTTTTATAAAGGGGTCGATTTCGACCCCCTTTAAACCAGTCGAATTCGACGGGTTTAGAATCCATACTATAATGCACTAAGGAAGATGTCATTTGATTAAAGATACAATAAAAAAGCTAGTCAAGAAATACGGTACTCGTGACCCTATCCGACTAGCTAGAGAATTAGATATTCAAATTATATATAGTGAGTTAGGTAACATAGGCGGTTATTGCTTTTACAGTAACCGCATACGGTGTATATGCGTCAATTCCTCTGTTCCCGACCACCATGTGCCGTTTATAATAGCCCACGAATTAGGGCATATATTCCTACACCCTAACCGCAATGTGCCATACTTGCACCACTACACGCATACCAACGTGGATAGAATTGAAAGGGAAGCCAATACATTCGCCGTGGAATTACTCATACCCGATGAGTGTATCAACTTTTGCGACTGTCTCACCAGTACCGACCTTGCAACTGAATATGGAATACCGTTAGAGTTTACGGATCTAAAGACTTTCAGCCAGTAGGCTTTTATTTTTTACCACTACTAAGAACATATGTTTTATATAATTCAACTATTGGAATATTTCCAATACATGGTACTTGCATTTTCTGCAATACCCACTGAAAGGAGCAATCATGGCTAGTTATTCTATTTCTACACGTCAAAAGGATAAAGGTTGGCAGGTTATCGTTAGCTACAAAGACCGCTATGGCAAATGGCGACAAAAAAGCAAGCAGGGTTTCGCTACTAAACGGCAAGCCAAAGATTACGGCGATGTAATTGTGAAAGACATCAAGGAGAATCTACTGCTGACCAATAATGAAGAATTGGCTAATATGACATTCATTGAGTTTACTCGTTTGTACTTTGACGATATGAAAGATAAATTGCGACCTAATTCACTAATAACCTATCAAAATGCTATCAAACACCTACACCCCATCCATAATGTTAAGGTAGCAGATATAACCCCCTCTATAATTCACTCTATGGTGCAAGAAATGACACTACCTGCACCATCCAAACATTACCCCTTGCGGTGCCTTAAAACTATCTTATCGCACGCCATATCGCACTATGATTTATTACCACGTAACCCAGTTACAAATTCCATACCCTACAAGCCTAAAATGACAAGAAAACGGATAGTAAATGCGGAAGAAATAGAACTGTATTTAAATAATTCAGATCCATTGTCACCCTATCACATTGCTGTTGCACTACTATATAATACTGGCATTCGTGTTGGCGAACTGTTAGGCTTAACATGGGACGATATTAATTTAGATGATATGACTATCTCTATTAATAAGCAATGGGTGCGAATTGGACCTGAAAATAATTTTGGATTTGGTCAATTAAAAACAAAGAATAGCAAACGTATATTGCCTATTCCTATGGTGTTAGTAACAAAATTAAAAGAATATAAAGAACAATCTACACATGCTAGAATAATCCCTATCAATTATTCATCAATGCTGTATGGGTATATAAGCACGAATATCAACAAACATAGCCCCCACGATTTTAGGCATACATATGCAACTAAGCTACTTTCTAATGGGGTGGATATTAAAACTGTAGCCTCTCTATTAGGTGATACGGTTGCTACCGTCATAAACACTTACATTCATTACTCGGACGAAATGAGGGAGAATGCTCGTGCAGAAATTCAACGAATTTTCGACTAA